ACTATAAGAGTATGTTCTCTGCGCTGCCCACGCGCGCACACCAAGAGGCCGTACTCCAGCGTGAAAGACTGTTTGAGCAAGGTATATCGCAGAAAGCGGCAGAGGCCAAACAGCAGCAGCAGGTAAACCAAGAATTTCAGCAAATGATTTCGCCATTGGTTCAGGATTGGCAGCGTCAAGGTATGACACCCAGCCAGGGACTAATGACACTGGTCGCACTTCAGAATGATTTGAAGACTGACCCAAAGGCCGCACTGGTGCGTTTAGCCCAGCAGCAGCAGATTGATTTGAAGTCAACATGGGAAGAACAGCCCTATGTCGATCCTCAGACACTGCAACTGCAGCAGACCGTCCAGCAGCAGCAGCAGGCGCTTGAGAATATGCAGCGCCAGCAATACGAGCAAACCCAGCAAGCCCAGCTACGTCAGCAGCAAGCTGTAAGAAATAACGCGATGCAGCAGTTAGCGACATTCGCCAGCGAAACCGATGAGAACGGCCAACCCAAGTACCCTTACGTCCAAGATAAAACAGTGATGGAGGTGATGAGCGAATCCCTGAAAACGGGACAATCGCAATCTCTCGAACAGGCGTACAGCGGTGCGGTGTCTTATTTACGAGGACACCCATTGTTTAAGGACATGGTCAGCCAATCCTCTGAGGAACAAGCAGCGAAGGTTCAACGTGCAAAGCAAGCGAGCAAGGTAGCAAAGGGGCAGCATGCCTCCACAGCTATCGAAGTTGATGACTTAGAGGCCGACATCCTAAAACAGTTGGATGATGCCGGATATGAATAAAGAGGAATAAATCATGGGTGCTTTAAACCTGGGTGAAATCGTAGCAACTACGCTGCGGAACCGTAATAAGAAAATGGCCGACAATATCACTAACGACAACGGCCTGTTAGCAACGCTGAAAGAAAAGGGTCACATGAAGCCCTGTCACGGCGGCCGTACACTTGTTGAGCCTCTGAGCTACGCTGAGAACTCATCTGCTAAGTGGTATGACGGTTACGAGACTTTCACGATTACCGAGCAGACTGATCAGATTGACGCTGCTGAGTACGATTGGAAGCAGTTGGGTGGCTTTGCAATGATCTCTGGAATTGAAGAGATTAAGAACGCAGGCAAGTACGCTGCGATCAACCTGATCAAGGCCCGTATTGATGTTCTGGAAGCTACCTTGAAGAACAAGGCGGGTGAAGGTGTTTACGCTGACGGTACTGGCAACACTGGTAAAGAGTTTGGCGGTCTGCAGCTTCTGGTTGCTGACGCTCCTTCTGGTGCAGGAACTGTCGGCGGTATCGATCAGGCAGCTAATGCTTGGTGGAGAAACCAAACCAACAGCGCCGCGATCACAGTGGATAACATTGGTGAGACAATGAACGCTATGTGGCTTGCTTGTAAGCGCGGTAAAGACAAGGTTGACCTGATCCAGGCTGACACTGTTATGTACTCTGCGTATGAAGCATCACTTCAGCAGTACCAGCGATTCGCTGACAGCAAGAAAGCAGCACAGGGCTTTGAAGCTCTGAAGTACAAGTCTGCTGACGTTGTTCACGATGACCAGTGTCCTGAGAAGCACATGTACTTCCTGAACACCGACTACCTGTATATGCAGGTTTCACCTAAGCGTGAATTCAAGGTCGGAAAAGAGCGTAAGGTCGAAAATGCCGATTACACTGTAATTCCAGTGTTCTTTGCCGGAAACCTGACTTGCTCAAACCGCGCCAGACAAGGCGTTATCATCGATAGCACTGCCTAAGAGGTAATTACATGTCCCTAATGCTCGTTAATGGCTCAGTAGTTGAGACTAACCAACCTAAAATGCGCGTTGAGTTTTTTGAAGACGCAAAGAAGATAGGAATTGGTAAGTTTGAGTCTGCGACCTTTATCAAGGTTCGCGCACCGGGCGTTAAGGACTATGTAAGCCGATTGGCTACCGAAAATGACATACAAGAATACCCTGCGGAGTACGCCCTGTTTGTTGAGGGCGATACATTGGAAGAAGGGACACCATTGTCCCAACTCCCTGGCTATAAGAAGGCGTTTGCGCTGGAACTTGCTGCAATGGGTATTGAGTCTTGTGAAGACCTTGCAGAGCGATCTGAGGCCCCTGAAGACTATCTCGCGCAGATGTACGCGCAGGCTTGTATGTTCGTTAAATTGAAGGAGATCGATGATGCTTAGAGGTAAGGCGTTTGTGCGTAGGGCAGAGCTAGAGGGTGACATGATCACCGTTTATGCAGATGTAAATACCAAGCTTACTCGCCCAGTGCGGGAAGGTGACAAGGTAGATTGGCCCGAACTGTTCAAAGATGCCCCTCCTCCCAAGCGGAAGCGGAAGAGGAAGGTAAGCAATGACACTTCAGGAGATGTTGAATCAGGCGCTGAATGAGTGCGGATTCTCCACATATAATCTTTTTGTAGGCGCTTCAGAGTCAGAGCCTCTTCAGGTTTTGGCTTTAGCTCAACGTGAGCTAATGGATTTATCGCGCAGCAACTGGCAGGTTTTAGAAAAGACCTACGAGATTGAGCTAACAGGCGCTGATAGTTATCCATTGCCTAGCGATTATCGTAAGTTCATTTTTGATACTGCATTTTCAACTACTCACAAGATGAATTTCCCCGCGTCTGACGCTGCGTGGTCTTATTACAAGATCAGTGGGCGTGAGGGTGGCGGTCAATACATGATGCGGATTGTTAATAACCGTCTGGAAGTAATGAATCAGGATATTGGTACGAAAATCCGAATCCATTATTTTTCCAATGCGCTTGTATTGAAAGACAACGGCTTGATGAAAACCCGGTTTGAGTCCAATAGTGACATGATCGTACTTGATGATGACTTGTTTATGATGGGCGTTATCTGGCGGTTTAGTCGCGCAAAGGGTCTGGAGTGGGAGTCTTTAAAGGCTGACTACAGGCAGCATCGCAGGAACCTGCTAGGTACTGATAGATCATCTCAGACAGTTATTATGACTGAGGCTGAGTCCTGGCTACCTCCCCCGCAAGCGGATTTGATGGTATGAGTGTTCTCAGCATCCAGGCTCCCATAAGCGGGTTAAACGGCATTGATTCAATTGACGATATGGCAGAGGGATATGCTGTTGTTTTGGATAACTGGATACCGGGGGCGGGTGCGTGTTTTGTTCGCGGTGGATCAAGGACAATAATTTCACAGGGCAGTGAATCCATCGACACGCTGTTTTCGTTCAATGATGAGCTTTACTTTGTCACTGATGGCGTGATCTATAAATCAAACATCAACGGCGACCAAGTCCCTGTATCGATTAAGGCCGGACTGTCTAATTCGGTACTTCACCCAGAAACCTATAAAAACGTAATCATCCTTTGTAACGGGGAAGATGCCCCGATGCGGATAACAACGTCTGGTTTGGTTGAGGACGTTATATTCACCAGTGGCATCACTGATCCGCATGAATTGGTAGGCGCTAATTCATTTAAAGGCCGTATGCTCTATTACAAGGAAGAGGGCGGTTTTTATTACTGTGAGGCTAACAGCTACCAGGGTGAGTTAACTTACTTTGATCTCTCGCCACAGGTTGATAGCACTGCAGTCTTAAAGCAGATATTTCAATGGTCTAATGACGCTGGTGACGGTGTAGATGATTATTGTGTGTTTCTCTTTGATAACGGTCAGGCGCTGGTTTATCAGGGTACTGATCCATCATCGTTTGATCAGTGGGCTATTGTCGGCAAGTACAACATGGGCAGACCTTTATCCATTAGGTCGCATTGTTCATTTATGGGCGATGAGATTGTGCTTACTCGCTCTGGCTGGCAGAACTTCAAGAACGCCTTTTCTACGGGTGAGTATAGGGATGTCGGTGTCGGTAAGAATGTTGGCTTCTGGGCTGTTCAGGAGGCCGACAGGAACGCTAATCGCTTTGGCTGGGAGGTTGATTTCTTCCCTGAAGATAAGCTGGTTATCGTCAACATACCTAACGGTGAGTTGAATTCTATCCAGCATGTGATGAACACCAACACAATGGCCTGGAGTTCTTTTTCAGGCTGGAACGCTAAAACCTTTTGTTCGTTTGATGGCAGGATGTTTTACGGGTCTTTTGATGGCCGAATTGTCCAATGCCTAACTACTACTGATGATGATGGCACTGAGATAATAAGCAATGCCGTACCTGCTTATACTTACTTGGGTAGCCGGGCAAATCAGAAGCTAGTCACTGGATTAGCCCCGGTCACAACATGCAGACACTTTGAGATGATTGGTATTCAGGCGACATCTGACTACAAGTCACCGCCTGACTTCTCTATCGGATATCAAGTCGCTCCCCCTGGATCAACGGATTGGGGGTCAGCATGGGGATCGCCTTGGACATCTGGCCTTAGCGCAGAGAGTCGTAGGGATTGGCGTTCTGCCAATAAATTTGGATATGCCCACAGCTACCGAATGAAAACAATCTCTAAGGGCCAGACTATTCGCTGGTACTCCACCCAGGTCATGTTTAGTGATGCGGGTGTTATTTAATGGCATTTGATCGCCGTCTAGCCGATTACCTTTACCTGGCGAAACAAAGCTTAGTTGGTGGCGACAATGTAACCATTATCTATAACGAAGATGGTTCGATCACAATTAACTCTACGGGCAACGGACAGCCCGGTGAGGACGGATTAAGCGCCTATGAGGTCTGGTTAGCTAATGGCAACACAGGCTCCGTAGATGACTATCTGGACTCTCTCAGAGGTGTTCCTGGGGCTGATGGCCCTCCCGGTGAGCAAGGTGAGCAAGGCGAACAAGGGATACAGGGGATTCAGGGCATACAAGGCCCAGAAGGGCCACAGGGCAGAATGGGTGATGTTGATGGCGGCAGGGCTGACAGCATCTATACAGCAGATCAAGTGATATCAGGAGGGAGTGCATGAGTTCGATTATCCAACAGCGGCGTGATACAGCGGCGAACTGGACTTCCGTTGACCCTATTTTAGCGAATGGAGAAATTGGCGCTGAAACCGACACCCATAAGTGGAAGCTGGGCGATGGCTCTACTGCGTGGACGTTGCTGCCATATTCTACGGGCAGTCAGGGTGAGCAAGGCATTCAAGGCATTCAAGGCATCCAGGGTGAGCAGGGTGAGCAAGGCGAACAGGGTCTTCAAGGTGATCAGGGCATCCAAGGCATTCAGGGTGACAAGGGTGATAAGGGCGATACAGGCGACCAAGGCACTCAAGGTGATCAAGGTATTCAGGGCATCCAGGGGATTCAGGGTGACAAGGGCGATCAAGGTGATCAAGGGGTAAAAGGCGACACAGGCGATCAAGGCATCCAGGGCGAGAAAGGCGACAAGGGTGATCAAGGTGTACCTGGGCCAGCGGGAGAGGTACAGGAAGCCCCAGAGGATGGCACACCATACAGCAGACAGGATGCTGGTTGGGTTGCTGCTGGTGGACTTACGTCCATCGTAGAGGTGACAAACCCTGATGGCGGTACGCAGCTTGATTTCTACACCAAGCCCTCTGGTGGAAGTTTAGCGAACCACTTCACTTTGACGGACAGCGGCCAGATGTTGATGGCTCAGAAGGGTGGCGCTGTTCCTCCCGCAGCAGGATTCAGGAATAAAAACG